CTACATTCCTTGTAAACGCTTTCTACGATGCAGCTGCTGCACTAGACGAGAAAGGTGTTTCTGGCGAAGGTAGAGTTGCTGTATTGAACCCAAGACAATACTACGAGCTAATTCAGGCTGTAGGTGGGTCAGGTTCAGGTGCTTATCTAATCAACAGAGATGAGCAAGGTGACGCATTACAGTCAGGTAATGGCATCATCGAAATCGCAGGTATCAGAATCTATAAGTCAATGAACATTCCATTCTTTGGTAAGTTCGGTACAGCTTATGGTTCAGCATCTGCAACAAACCCCGGTGTAACAGACCCCGGAAACACAGGTTCATTCGTATCAGAAGGTGTAGGCGATCAGCAAGAAATCGCTGTTCCTACAGCTAACGCTTCTGCTAACGAAGGACAAAGAACCGTAAACGACTACGGTGAAGCTGCCAAGTTTGCCAACAGCTGTGGATTAATATTCCAGAAAGAAGCTGTAGGTCTTGTAGAAGCTATCGGACCACAAGTTCAAGTAACATCTGGCGACGTGTCAGTTATTTACCAAGGCGACGTAATCTTAGGAAGACTCGCAATGGGAGTAGCTCCACTTAACCCTGCTGCTGCTGTAGAATTAGTAGCCGGTACAGGTACATTATCTGGTGCAACTGCTGCTTTCTAATTTTTATTATTTATACGGGAGCTTCGGCTCCCCTTTTTTTCTTATGGCTTCCACAACTATTGACCACGATACCGAACTATCCGCAGTAAATTCAATACTGGGAGCTATCGGACAGGCTCCATTAACCACTCTTAACTTTGATAACCCAGAGGTATCATTTATATATAATATTCTACGTGATGCTAATGTAGATGTACAGGCAGAGGGTTGGCATTTTAATACCGAAAAACATGTTAGCTTTGCTCCTGATGCAGATGGTAAGATAAAAATTAGTAATGATATTTTATCACTTGATGCTCATGATAATTACGCAAAAAGAACTACTGATATAGTCAGACGTAATGGCTATTTATATAACAAACTAAAACACACAGATGTATTCTCAGGAAGCATTGATCTAGATGTTGTCAAACTATATGCTTTTGAAGATTTACCTACAGTATTTAGAAGACACATAGTATATAGAGCTTCGAGAGTAGCAGCTACACAGTTAGTAGCTAACCCACAACTTGTTAAACTTCTTGCATCACAAGAGAATTTATCAAGAGCAGCTCTTATGGAGTACGAATGTAACCAAGGCGATCATACTATGTTCAATACACCAGACGAGACTACATATTCCGCTTACGAACCTTGGAGGACTTTACCTAGATAATGGCAGGCATAACACAAACAGTACCAAGTTTTACATCTGGAATTTCCGAACAGCCCGATCACTTAAAATTCCAAGGACAGGTCAGAGACGTAGTAAATGCTATACCTGATGTAACTTATGGTTTATTTAAAAGACCGGGCAGTAAGAGAATTGATACATCACTTATCTCTGAAGCTAATAATAACTTTGCAACTAGAAATGTATCTACTGACGAAGGCTACTTAAAAAATGTACAGTCTGGTGGAGCTTTCTTTCATTATTATCGTGACGAGTCTGAAGGGTCTTATATAGGACAAGTAGACTCTACTGGTCAGCTAAGAGTCTGGCGATGTAGCGACGGTAGATTAATGGACACCGTATATGGTACTGGTGGTCAGACTGCATTAACAAATTATCTTACAACAAGTGAACCAGAAAACTTACAGTTCCTTACTATCAACGATACTACCTTTGTCACTAATCGTGATAGCTCTAATCCTAATACTGTAGTAGGAGAAGCAGGGCTAACATTTGACAGACCTGAGCCTCACTGTGCTTTGATTGAATTGATACGTACAGAAAATGGTAGACAGTATGGACTTAACATTTTTGATAGCTCTGCTACAGGAAATTTAACTACTGTAAAGCGGGCTACAAAAGTAAAAATTACAGGTAACAGCTATGACGAGGGGGATGGCTCAGGTCATTGTCCCGGTATAGGTACAGAGGTATATGCTGTTACAGCTAAAAGTAGCTATGGTGCAACAGAAAACATAGCACATGTTAAAGATGCGAGTGGTAATACAATTACCTCCGATAAAAATAACCTAAATTTTCGAGTTACGGCTTTAGGTCAACAGGGTATCAGCCCTAATTATAGTGCCGGTTCTAACGGACCGGGTGGTAATAACTACAGATGTAGCTACAACTTAGAAGTTACACTACTACATGGTGGAGAAGGTTGGGAAGTAGGCGATGTAGTACGTGTCGAACCTGCTCACGCATCAGCGGCTAACAGCTCTGATGGACAAGCTTACATAGAAGTTAGCGTTACAGAGATAGAAACTACTCAAGTTAAAGCTACATTAACTACAAATGGCGATGGATTAGTACGTCCCTCTCCTACACCTTTCGATGCTGATACAGCTGTAACCGCTGATACAATACTAGCCGGTATGGTTTCAGCTTTACCTACAGGTGTAAACGCTAAAGTGATAGGACCGGGTATATATTTATCTAGTAATAACCCATTTAACGTAGAGATTGTAGAAGAAGACCTTATGAGAGTCTTCCAAAAGTCTGTAAATGACGTAGCAAACCTACCTAATCAATGCAGACATGGCTATATAGTCAAAGTTGCTAACTCTAGAATGTCCGATGAAGACGATTATTACCTACAATTTAGGGGAGAAAACAACCTAGATGGTACTGGTTCTTGGGTAGAGTGTGCATTACCTAACATAACAAAGACATTAACTAACATGCCTTTGGTTATACAGCGTACAGCTGCTACTGAGTTTACAGTCAGGCAGTTTGATTATGCTGAAAGATTGGTAGGAGATACAATAACTAACCCTATGCCTACATTTGTAGGAAAACGTATTAATAAAGTACTGTTTTTCCGTAACAGATTAGCCATATTATCAGGAGAAAACGTAGTACTTTCCAGACCGGGCTCGTTAGGTCAACCTGATTTCTTTATAGAAACAGCTCTTACTGTATCTGCTAGTGACCCTATAGATATATCAGCTGCATCTATGTTTCCATCTGAAATATATGATGGTATAGAAATCAATGCAGGTTTATTAGTATTTAGTTCTAACCAACAATTCTTACTATCTACTGACGATACCGTACTTAACCCAGACACAGCAAAACTACGTAGTGTATCTACATTTAATTATAATATAGATGTACCACCATTATCATTAGGTACAACGATAGCTTACATTGATAACTCAGGTAAGTATAGTCGTATGAATGAAATGGCTAATACAGGAAGAGAAGCTGAACCTAATGTTGTAGAAATTAGCAAGCTAGTACCTTCATTATTACCTAAAGATATAGATTTATTAACTAACTCAAGAGAAAACTCTATAATACTAGCCAGTAAAGCAGGCACTGATATAGTATATGGTTATAAATACTTTGTGGTAGGTGAGAAGAAACAGCAACAAGCATGGTTTAAATGGAAATTAAATAATAACTTAAAATATCATTTTATTATTAATGATGATTATTTCTTTTTAGACGAAGATAACTTTCTACAAACTGTTAAACTTATACAGTCTGAGAATGACCCTGCTATAGTTCAAGACGAGATTAACTACTTATTACATGTCGATAATTATACTACTATTAGCGGCGGAGTCTATGACGAACATCAGAACATAACTACTTTTTCTAATGTTGCTTGGCTACCTAGTGTAACGACTCCTAATTATGACTTAGTAATACTAGATACTGACTCTGGTGCTACTCGTGTAGGTCGCTATGCCAAGCCTACAGTATCAGGTACAACCTTTACTGTTCCCGGTAAGTGGTCAGGACAGACACTAACAGTTGGTTATCTCTATGAATATTTGGTAGAGTTTCCCAGAATCTATCCAGTACGAGTACAAGGCGAAGTGCAACGAGCTGATGTTAACTCTTCACTTGTAGTACATAGACTTAAATTACATTTTGGTAAAGTAGGTTTATATGAAACTACAATCAAACGTGTAGGAAAAAATGACTACACAGAAATATATGAATCTACAGTTCTAGACGAGTATGATGTATCTGATGCACCATATCTACCAGAGTATATTAAAACAATTCCTGTGTATGAAAAGAATAAGAACGTAGATATATTTTTAAAATCTAGTCACCCCGCCCCTGCTACACTAAGAGCTATGGCATGGGAAGGCGACTTTTCACCAATGTTTTACAGACGTGCCTAATTACATTCACCCAATTACATATAAGGCTGCCTTAGAGGTAGCCACCAACTTACGCTCAGACGACCTCAGAGAGGTGGTAGAGGGTCATGGGTTGAATCCTATGATCTTACTACCTTTGGCGGCTGAGGAAGGCTCTGCTGTGTATTTCACAGTACCAGACGGCAAGACTGCCGGACTAGCAGGAGTCGGCGATGGCGGAGCAATCTGGATGTTATGTACTCCAGAGATTGAACGCTATCCCATCACATTTGCAAGAGAAGCGAAGCGGTTTGTCGATAGCCGTGAAGAGCCTCTATTGTGGAACATAGTAGACTGTAGAAATACAGTACATCTAAAACTCTTAAAGTTTTTAGGGTTCAAGTTTTTACGTAAAGTAACACATGGACCAAATAATTTACCTTTTATAGAATTTTGCCGTGTGCGTAGATGCTAATGCGGGTGCAAGACATGCAGCCAAACAAAGACATGCAGAGAAAGATGCAAGATATCGCTCTGAGTCTTTAAAATTTTTTAACAGAGAAGCTCAAGCCGTAAAAAACCAAGACCTAGCTGCAAGAGGTTTTAGTCGTAGTATATCAGATGACTACCAAATGGCTTTGTATTCCCAAGGGCAAGCGTTTAGAGCTTTAGAACAAGGGTATGCAAGTTATTTTGCAGGCAACAAAAATACAGCTAAAAGTTTTGAAGAAGGCAGATCAAGAACTGCCGGAAAGAAAGATTTACTTAAACTATTACAAGCTCGAGGAAGACTTGAAGCCGGTATAGAAAATCAGTTCGGTGCTAACATGCAGAGAAGATTTATAGCAAACCGAAGAAAATATCAAAGTGTACTAGCTTCTAACAGAAAGTCCCTTGGTATAAGACCAGAATACGGAGCACCTGTATTGATGCCACCAAGCGATAGATTGAGTGGTGCATTAAGTATTGCAAGTACTGTTGCAAGTATAGGAACTGGATTTGGTGGACAAGACTTCTGGAAAAACTTATTTAATCCTTGATTATGACAGATTCGCTTTCAAGATATTATGATTCGATTGGAAGGGGCAAAGATGCTCCTTTCTTCGACCCTAAACTTAACTATGCTGAAACAGAGCCTGACCTTACAGAGCCTGTTAATAAAGCAATAGATGAACAAATTAAAGACACCCAAGCTTTTTTTAAAGCTAGTATAGAAGATTTTAATGCGTCTCTAAAAGTTAGAGATCAAGCATTTAAAGATTTAGCCAGTCTTACAAAAGACGGCATTAAGATGGTCAAGAAGTATAATGAGTTTAAAGACAACAGAAATTACTTAAATACCATTTATGAGAAGGGTAGCGATAACGATTATATGACTCGGTTTACTCTGGGTAATATAGACTTTAAAAAGGAAGCTGCTCTTCTCGATAAAGATATCAATGTTCTTATTGGAGAAGCTAAACAGTCAATCGAGAGAACTGGTAGTTATACTTTTGAATCAGATGGTCGAACTATTAAATTTGAGAAAAAAGATTTAACAGACTTTCAACTTGCTTTAGAACAAGGTAAAGGGCTAACAGGTGATAATGCTGCTAAACAAGCACTTATTATGTGGGACCCTTTTGTCGAAATTGCTAAGTCTCATTTATTACATTCTGAAACTGGTTTACGTTTTGACCAACTAACTAGCCCAGAAGATAAACTGGAGTGGTATTATGAAATGGCAGCTCACTATCTTGGTTATGTAAAAAAATCTAACGATAGAATTAGTGATGGCGATATTATAAAACATCTTCTGCCAACCATTAAAGCTGACATGAAGAACCAATTTGGTTCTGATAAAACAGTACAGAGTAGTGCTTCTGAAAAAACATTAAGCGATCAAGTTCTGTATGGTGGTGGACAGGAACTTCTAGGGATGCTTAACAATAGCAAAAACGGAACCTTAGATTTTGATTCTGTATTTGATACAAAATCGGGCATGATTAGAAATAAGATGGCCGGTTATAAAGCAGAAGGTTTTTCTGACACCGAAGCCTTAGAAAGATCGTTAAAAGATTTTGAAAAGATTGTTGAGTTTGCTTATAAAAATTTAGGTTTAACACGTGAGGACTACTATCGCTTAGTCAATGAACACAAACTTTCTCATTCAGACGGTAGAACTGGTCTTTCTTATTGGCAGATGGGTCCACAATGGGCAGCATCAGTAGAAAGAATGGATACGATGTTAAGTAAGATTGACGCAGATCGAGATAAGCTGACCTATGAAAATAAGTTTATAGGATTTAAAGACCGCTATAAGAAGTATGGTACTCTAATGTCAAATGAAGAAGCAAACGAGTTTATTCATACTGACATATATGGAGAGGTATTACAGTTTAAAGCAAATATTGAAAGAAACACTACCAAAGGTGAAAGAGACGATAAATACTCAATAGATACAATTCAAAATAGTGTAGTTTCTCATGTTGAAGATAAAAAGTTAGGAGGAGCTAATCAATTACAAACTAATAGACATATAGAATATATTAAGATTGTAGCTAATGAAGATTATTTTAGAATTAAAAACGAGCTTATAGCAGGTAATGTTGACCCGGCTGACGCTCGAGCTCAAGCACTACAAAAAGTAAGTGATAATATTACAGATGGCGTATATGATGATGCTTTACCTAATCCAAAGTTAGAATTTGACCCCGGTCAAGTTTACCTAACAAATGCTACGGTTCTTGATGGTGCAGATAAAGAAACAAAAGAAGCATGGTTAAACAACACAACCGCACACCCCGGAGAACTAAAGTACTTAGCAGAAGGTAACTATCAAATAGATTTTGGTGGAGACGGACCTGCATTATATAAAAATCTAGCAAGGTTTTTTCCAGATTTAGATTGGAGAGGTGTGATGATTAGAAGACTTGAAGCAATGAAACTTGCAAAACCCGGTGAATATGAAAAGTTTAAATCTCCTCTAAAAGGTAGGGTAAGTTCTTACGACGCACGAAAATTAACTCATAATACCACCGATGCAGGCGTCTATTTTGTATTAAATAATAGTGCAAAAAATCTACAAAACCTTGACGAGATACTTCTCAACAGACCTATAAGTCTAAATATGGCAGCTAACGGTGGTGAAGATGCTATATTTTATGAAACGACAGCTGACCGAGACGGTTACTATGAAAATAAGAACTGGTCAGAGACTGATGTTATAGAAGTGTTAGAAGGGTTGTCCGGCGAAAGTGACGAAGTTAGAGCAGGCAAGCGTTATGGAATATATGGTATTAGAGGTGATAATTTATGGAAAATACTAACATACATGAACAATAATAACATGTTGTTTGCAGGCAGAACCTTTGATAAACAGTTTCAACAAGAAATAATGCTTCTTAATATAGCATTAGAATCACAGAAGAAACTAACTCTTAACGGAGATGTTAGTTATCTAGGCATGCTACCTATTACTAACGACGAAGGTAAAAGCTACGAAGAGATATTTGGTAACATAACGGATTTAGATAAAGCAGGTGAAGGTAACTGGAATGAAGTACAGTACTTACTACAATACATAGGTCGATACAAGATAGAACAAGAAATGTTCTCAAACAATAAAAAAGAGGAGACTGAATGAGCAGTTCTTATGACACCTCTGGCTCGTCTGAGCTAGACCAAATTAGGAATGACGTTGCCCGAGCTCAAGAACTTTCTGATGAAATAACTGAAGGAAGTGCTGTAGAAGCTCAAAGCGTCGAAAACTTTAATGCTGCCCAAGAAGACCCACGTAATGCAGATCAGTGGGGTATCAAAGGAATAGCAAAAGAATTACAATCTAGTTTGTCTGGTGGTTTACAAGACACTGCGTCATCAGTAACCACATTCGGAGAGCGTACAATAGATGCACTTTCGGGAGAAAGACAAAGAGAGATAGAAGAAACAGGGTCTTATACACCAGATTGGGACCCTTTTGTTAATAAAGAAGACCCTATTATTACTCGAACATGGTGGGGTCAATTACTTAGAGGAACTGTACACTTTGGTTCGTTAGCTGTTGGTACTGTATTAGCAGCTAAAGGACTTGCAGCTACTGGAGTACCGATCTTAGCAGGTGGTGCTACAGCACTATTAGGAGCCGGTAACATAACAAGAGCTATGTCGATTGGTGCTATGGCTGACTTAATATCTAAAGAGTCAGACGGGCACAATGCTTTAGCCGCTATGAGAGATCGTTATGGTTGGATAGATACACCGTTAAGTACTAAAGAAACTGACCATCCTATTATGATGAAGCTGAAAAACATCGTAGAGGGTATGGGTATAGGATTAGCATTTGATGGTGTTGGTTATTTACTAGGTAAGGGTGGTAAGACTATCAAACGGCAGATTATACGTCGTAATGCTAGTATAGAGAATCAAACAACTACAGCTGCGTTAGCACAGCTCCGACGTAATGAAACACAATTCAGAGCTGATAAAAACAAACCTTTTGCTGACAGGCATCAAGGTGCACATATATCAGAAGTTGATGCAGGCGATGCGAGAGAACAATTAAAACGTACACGTAAAGACTGGGGCTCAGAAGATGGGTCAACTGGTAGTGTTACAACAGCAGTAGAAAGAGAACGAATTGCTAACTATGGTGGTACAACCGATGAAGTTGTAGAAACTAC